TCCATTGACATAAGTTGTTTATCATAACGATATTCATCCACGGCTGCGGATTCTGAGAGAGAAAGATTCTTGTATCCATTTGCATTGAATTCTGCTAAGAGAGATTCAATAGGAGCAGAGGATGCGGCAGGATTGGGAGAAAGAATCAAAGATTCTAGAGAAGGCTTTAGAGACATGTTCTCTTTTCTAAAACCTGATTCGATCTGATGGATGAAAGAGCTAAGATATTTGATGAGGGGAACTGATCTAGAATCCCTGGAAGATTGGAGAATTTCTAGTAGATGTTTGAGTTCTCCTAAAGTTAGATATGGACGGTATTTTTTGGTACTCATCATGTTTCCTTCTCAGCAATCATGTCTGCAATGAATTCTTGAATGTCTCGGTTATAATCCAAACAAGTTTCAATGAATACTCTTTTATATTCATGAATATGATGGATCTTTTGTTCTTTGGAAAGAACACGAGAGTTCATTACATGATGTAATGATTCGTGCAGATCATTGAGAAGTTTGATTTTTGATTCGAGTTTGTGTGTTTTCATGGCTGGAACTCTCCGAGCATCATTTGAGAACTGGGCCAGTTAGAATCTTGATAATCTTCCCGGGATGAATATGCATGAGACATCAGAAGATCATCTCTTGAGACATAAAGAGATTGGGGAACAAAATTTGTGTCTGAATAGAAATTCCGGATATGTTCTTGTTGAGCAATCGAATGGGCTTTAAGAAACCAGATTCGAGAGAATTCAAGATAGGATTTTGTTCGGAATTCTTGAGGAATTTCTATTGTTTGAGAGAATTCGGGGGAGTCTGAAAAGATCATGATATAGGTTCCTTTAGATGATGCAAAAGTGCATCCATTTATCCACACTTAAAATATGGATAAATGAGACACTCTATGGGCTATTATTCTCCTTGATATATCTTTGCCAAAGAAATGATTGTGTTTTTGTTTTTGTTCCAGAATTTCAAAGCAAAGGGAGACATCTTAGCAATCTCAGAATCTGTAAAATTCTCCCATTCTTGAGTTACATGATACTGACAGCCAATTTTGATTTTTCCTGTCTTGTAAATGTTTACACTCCATGATTGAAACATAGGAGATTGCACGATTGCCTTTTGGCGTAACATTGGATTGATAAATTATGATTTAGGTTCCTTTGTAGTTCAGGGAAGGAAGTTCGATGGCATTCTCAAAACCATTAAAATTCACAAGGCGTATCGGTGTGTCGGGGTAACAATCTGAAATGAGATTGAATAGTTCCCATGCATCTTGCTTCCATGTATCGAATTTGAAATACACCTTTTCTGGGTTTGGTTTGTAAGGGGTAACAAGATCAAAAATCATGATATAGAATCCTTTTTTGTGAAAACAAGTTTTTTAGTCTTTGCAAAATCTGGCAAACCAGACCGTCAGACTGCTAGACTGTAGCACCTGGCCCCCTGGTATGTCAAGGGCCCCTCGATGATACAGATATATAAACACATAATGCTTATATATCTGTTCCCTTAATGTATTCAAAACCTGGTTATGTTACTATCCTTACGGTCGTTTTTTACCCCCACTTTAAAAATAATAGATAAAAAGAGATACCCCCTATAATATATCTAAAGACATGATATATATCTACAGACATGATATATATATATCTAAAGACATGATATATAGAGCATATGAGATATATAGAGCATATGAGATATATAAGATGTCATTTATAGTATGCACCATTATGGGGCATGAGATATTGGGCCATAGGGGGTTTTACGGTCTGGCGGTCTAGCAGTCTGGTTTCAGAGAATTTTTATGTTATTTCACACAGAATACACAAAATCCATATGAAATAACAGAAAAAGCGCCATATTTCAGGCGCTATATGATTCCAGATTTTACGACAGATCCAGCAATTCGATCATTTCTTCCTGTTCTTTCTTCAGAGCATCAAAACGTGCGAGAATCTTTCCAGAAATCCGATCCTCCGAGCAATAAACAATTGCATCTTTCAATGCTTTGATCTTTGCATCCGAAAGAGCAATTTTAGGTGCAGCGCATTCCTGGAACATTCCGCGATAACCTGCCAAAACTTGCCCGATTTTTTCATGCTCCAGCGGAAGCGAGAGTTTTTCAGCGAAAATAACAGAAAGATTCTCCGCCATATATGTATCAAACCAAGTTGCCAACGATTCTTTTGTGAGCCGTCCACCAGTTCCTTGAGATTCCAGATATGAGAAACATGCATCGAGGGAAATATCATCATCTGAAATTGCACCAAGAGTACCGCGAGAGCTCAAAAACAACGCTTTTGCAATGCCATCTTGCGCAGATTCCATAGCAGCCACACAGATATCAGCAAAACGGGCCGGATTCTTTTTCAGTTCTTCCAATACCGAGCTCTCAATAGCTGGAACGCTGGCGCAATGAGAATCGAATTCTTTTTTCTCCCCTTTAAAACCAATCTTGAGCAAGCGCTGCCCGTGCATGGGCTTGGATTCACCAGAAACAAAGAGGGCGAGAGAGTGACGATTAGAAATGCTCATGATATAGGCTCCGAAAATTAATGATTCATGATGCGAGATTGCATCCCCAAGGGCTCATTATGGCAAGCCCTTGAGAGACAATCGGGTTCTTTAGGCTTTTTATACCAGTGTCCAATCCAAGAGTTCAGGCAACTTGAGCCATGCCTTAGTAGCCTGATCAATCTTAGCCATGCGTTCATTATAGCATGGAAAGAGTTTCGACCAAACAATAATTTCTTGAGGTGCAAACATTTTCTAGACTCCTTGCGCTTTGCGCTTTGTGTGTTCCCGGATTCAGCCCATTGCCTAACCCAGTGATTGTATTATCGACTAGCTTTCCAAACAAAGCAAGCGCTGTTACACACTGTTACACTCTCCCCCTTTGCTCTATGCTTATGCTCCGGTCGCTTTGTGTTTGCTAGGATGCTGATAGATTCAGGGAGGGGGTAAGGGCTTTTTTGAGTTGTTTGGCTGCCCCTATCCTATTGACTCTCAAAAATTTTTCTAAACTTTTTCAAATCTATCCACCCTCTTAAAAACTCTCCATAGGTGTCCCCATCCTCTATCTAACCAAAAAATCTTATTCTATCTCTCATGGACAACCTAATCCTCTCCCCTACAGAAGAGCGCGCACTGAAATTTCTAGGCCAAGGAGTTGGCCCGGAACAAACAGCCATGGCTCTAGGAATGACCACTTCCGCAATCTCACAGCTTCTATCCAGACCGGAATTTGCAGCGGCTGTAGCAGAAGCTAGATTCAAGAATCTATCAGCGCATACAGAGCGAGATAACAAAGCGGATGCCATAGAAGACATTTTGTTAGATAAACTAAAAGATTGTCTACCTCTCATGGTTCGCCCAATGGAAATTATCGCAGCTCTCTCCAAAGTTAATGCTCTAAAAAGAAGAGGTGCGAGCGCGCCCGAATCCATCACCAATCAACAAACCGTAATCTCTCTGAACATTCCAGTAAAAATCGTTCAACAGTTCACCACAACTACAAATAATCAAGTCATTAAAGCTGGCAACCAAGAACTAATTACAGTACAATCAGGAAACATGCAAGCTCTCTTAGACGCATCCAAATCGAAAGGAACTCAAAATGTTCGTGGACAAGAACTTCTATCTGGGCCCGCAGGGTAAACTTACCCCGGAACAGATCAAAACTAAAGAATATCTGGTAGCTAAGAACAAGGAAGCTGCCAAGAATATTCTTCTAGGCATCCGTCTCCAAATGGCAAAACAATTTCCCAAGACATAAAAATGTCTATCAATGTCTCCGCATTACTTGAGACTCCTTCTCAGGAAGAAGAAACTCCTCAAGTAGTTGAAGCCTCTTTCAACACAAATGAAGTGCAAGAGTTGGCCAAATCCTCAATGGATTTCTTGGCCGCTCTCGCCATGCCATCAGTTTTTAAATACTGTTTCCCAGATACATTCAAAAGAATCTGGGACTGGCTTCTCTCATATGTTCATCGCACAAGAGATTTCTCTCAGCTTGCCATCGGACTTCCCAGAGGTTTTGGCAAGACAATGGCAATCAAACTGTTTATTCTGTACACCATCCTTTTCACAAAGAAGCAGTTTATTCTGATCGTTTGCGGCACCCAGACCAAAGCGAATAATATTATCGCAGATATCATGGGAATGCTGGATGAGCCGAATATTAAGAAAACCTTCGGTGACTGGAATCTTGGAGCAATTACAGATAGACAGGATCTCAAGCGTTTCGGTTTCCGTGGGCGAAACATTATTCTCCAGGGCGCAGGTGCAGGATCAGATATCCGAGGCATCACTCTAGAGAATGCTCGTCCAGATGTGATGATCTTTGATGATATCCAGACAAGAGAGGAGGCAGACTCAGAAACTGTTTCTGCCAACATTGATACTTGGATGACTGGCACGGCCATGAAAGCTAAGAGCCCTGAGGGGTGTCTTTTTATTTTCATTGCCAACATGTATCCAACAAAGCATTCTTTGCTCCGCAAGCTCAAGGGAATTCCTACTTGGACTAAATTCATTGCTGGTGGAATCCTTGCTGATGGAACATCTCTCTGGGAAGACTTGCAACCCCTCTCTCAGCTCCTCAGGGAATATGAGAATGATCTGGCAATGGGGCGTCCGGAGATTTTCTATTCAGAAGTTCTTAATGATGAACATGCATCTGTAAACAAAAACATTGACATCTCCAAGATCCCTGAATATCCGGTCCAGCCTGGGGAGATTCACCAAGGAAACTTTATTGTAATTGATCCGGCCACGGACAAAGCAAATGCGGATGCTGTGACTATTGCGTATTTTGAAGTATTCGATGGGCGCCCCGCCTGTAAAGAAATCATCGAAGGCAGACTGTCCCCAGGAGACACGATTTCTAAGTCTCTTATACTCGCCTTAAAATACAACTGCAGAACCATAGGTATTGAATCCAATGCCTACCAATACACACTAAACTACTGGTTCCAATTCGTTTGTGCCCAAAGAGGAATCATAGGTATTGAGGCAGTTGAGTTGTATTCGGGAACCTATTCTAAAAATTCCCGTATCCTTAACATGTTTAAGCAACTTCTGGCAGGTGAGGTTCTTATTCATCCAGATACCAGAGCACAGATCTATGCACAGCTAACAGCTTTTAATGCTCTGCGCAGAGATAACACAGATGGTATTTTGGATTGTCTGACCTACGCCCCAAAGATGATTGAACTCTATGGCTCTCTCCTTCTCGGAGGAACAATCATAGAAGAGCAAGAATTCTCCAATATTAAGATCCGATCGGCCGCTGAGACTTCAGCTTTCTAACAAAGAAACCACACATGAGCAGCGCAACACCCCTAATCATTCCTGACAAATCTCAGGAAGCTATCATCCAGTTTCATCGTCAGTGCTATTCTTTGCTCAACCAGCAGTGGAATATTCGCGAACAGATGAGACAAGTGGATCTCGCATATATTCGAGAAACCGATTATACAACAGATCATCGGCGCGCCCAGTTGGCCAATCGCTATGGTGATACAACTAAGTTCCAAAACATTACTGTTCCTGTTGTTATGCCTCAAGTAGAGGCCGCTGTTACTTATCAATCTAGCGTTTTCCTTACTGGCACTCCTCTCTTTGGTTGGGTTGCCCCGCCGGAATACGCTTCTGCCGCTCTCCAATATCAAGCAATCATTGAAGAGAATTCGATTCGGGGAGGCTGGGTGCAGCAGTTCATGATCTTTTTCAGAGACTGCTTCAAATATAATCTTGGACTTGTAGAAGTTAACTGGGATCGCCAAGTAACTGCTGCCATCGAAACTGCACTAGATTTCACAGCTGGGCAGGAAGGCAAACCGAAAGAAGTTATCTGGCAAGGCAACTGTATCAATCGCTGGGATCCCTATAACTCTTTCTGGGATGCTCGTTACAAGCCCACAGATGTTTATAAAGATGGAGAGTTCGCAGGAACTACTCGTCTAATGTCTCGTGTGCATCTGAAAAAGTTCATCAACGAGTTGCCAGATAAGATGGTTGCCAATGTGAAGGCAGCCTTCGAATCTGGGCTTGGTACGGCTGGAATCGGCTCCGGGGGTATTGAATCCTACTATGTTCCGCAGATCAATCCTGATGCCCTACTTGCCAGAGATCCGCGTAGAACAATGGATTGGATGAGCTGGGCAGGAGTCATGGAAAGACCTTCTGGCGAGATTCAATATAAGAATCTCTATGAAGTTACCACTCTCTATGCACGAATCATTCCTCAAGATTTCCGTCTTCGTGTTCCTTCTGCCAACACTCCGCAGGTTTGGAAATTCATCATTGTCAATCACAGTGTGCTTATCTATGCAGAGCGTCAGACAAATGCTCACGGATACCTACCTGTTCTTTTTGGACAACCAAATGAAGATGGCCTAGGCTATCAAACTAAATCTCTGGCAGCCAATGCTAAGCCTTTCCAGGAAGTTGCCAGCGCCTTGGTTAACAGTGCTATGGCCGCGCGCAGACGCGCAATTAGTGACCGAGGAATCTATAATCCTCTGTTGATCGCAGAGCACCATATCAATAGTGATAGTCCAACCGCTAAGATTCCTATGCGGCCGGCAGGCTATAACAAGAATCCGGCGGAAGCTTACTATCCGATTCCTTTCCGTGACGATCAGTCTTCCGTAGCTTTCCAGGAGCTTCCTCAAGTTCTCCAGATGGCTAACATGGTCAATGGCCAGAATCAAGCCAAGCAAGGACAGTTTGTTAAAGGTAACAAGACTCTGCATGAGTATGAGAGCGTGATGAGCAATGCGAACGGCAGAGATCAGGCAACTGCTATGCTATTTGAAGCTCAGGTGTTCACGCCGCTGAAAGAGATTCTGAAAATCAACACATTGCAATATCAAGCAGGTATTGAGATTTTCTCTCCTTCCCAGCAGCGTGTTGTGCAGATTGATCCTGTTGAACTTCGCAAATCTTTCGCAACTTATAAAATCACTGATGGCTTGACTCCTACAGATAAAGCGATCAGTGCAGATGAGTTTGCTGTTGCTGTTCAAACAATCGCATCTTCTCCTCAGATTGGTAAAGATTACAACCTTGGCCCTGCATTCTCTTATCTTATGAAAACCAGGAATGTGGATCTTGCACCTTTCGAGAAATCTCCAGAGCAGATTGCATACGAACAGGGTGTTGGAGCTTGGCAGCAAGCTGTGCAGGAAATTGCAAAAGGCGGCGGAACTTCTTTCCCTCCACAACCTTTGCCGCAACAGTATAACTACACTCCTGGCTTAACTCCCCAGCAGCAAGCTCAGCAGCAAGGAGCAGTTAACAATGCACAATCTGGCGGAGTAGTATAAATGGCAATCATCCAAGCAACTTCTCTAACTCGCTGGGAACTTACTCCACAGGAGTTCCGCTCAGGAGTTTCTCTTTCTCTTTCTCAAAAACAGGTGATTCAAAATGATGTAGCAGATATTTCTGAGCAACTTCTTTCTCTTTCTTTCAACCCCTCTAACCCTCAACAATTTTTGCAAGATGACTCTTTCTTGAAAGGTCAACTTGCTTTTGCAAAACTTCTTCTGGCGAGAGCTGAAGAAACCATCCCCTCGGAGATTTAACAATGGCTATCATGGATATGTTTCGCGGACTTGTGGGCACTCAGCCTCCTGCCAATCCTAATACTCCTACAGGAGTTGCTAATCCTGGACAACCTTTGCCAGGAACTCAGCAGACTCCTCAGACTGCAACTAATGGTGTTGTGCCCGAGCAAACACAAACTCAGACTGCGCAGTCCCCGCTTGACGCATTCAATAAAATCTGGGAGACTGAAAACACTCCCAGCCCAGAACAGAGCATCTTTGCTAACTTCGATCCTGCAAAGATTACTGAGGCTGCAAAGAAAGCAGACTTCACAAAACAACTTAATCAGGAAACCTTGCAGCAAATTCAAGCTGGTGGTCCTGAGGCAGTTGGAGCAATGATGCAAGCCCTGCAATCAGTTGCTCAATCTGTTTATGCCAATAGCACCATCGCTAATGTTAAGATGATGGAACAAGCTCTGGCAAAGCAGGCAGCTCAGTACGAGTCGAAGCTCCCCACAATGGTTAAGAAACTTTCTGCAAACGAAAGTCTCCTTGCCGCAAACCCCCTTCTCTCCAATCCTGCTGTTCAGCCTCTTGTTGGTGCTTTGCAAGAGCAATTGGTTCGCAAGAATCCTAACGCTACCTCTGCAGAAATCCAACAACAAGTTGCGGACTATTTCTCAGCCCTTGGCAATACCTTTGGACAAAAGCCGGCAGATCCCACAAAGACTGCCAAGGTTCCGAAGAGCGAAGACTGGGAAAGCTTTTTTGGTTAATTCTTTTTTCTTTTAGGAGATTCACATGAGTATTCTCAAGCCTGTAGTCTATGACGGGCAGTTGCAAAAACAAGTGGCTGCCGGCGACAAACTCGCTAGCATGGAAGTGATTCCTGCAACCATCGTTACCAACGCAATCACCATTACTGGCGTACAGCTCGGTAGTGGTATGATTCTTCGTAACCCTACCGCAGCGGCTACCGATACGATTGATAGCGCGGCCAACGTGATCGCTGCAATTCAATCTGGTCTTGGTAACTCTGGTTTGCAGCCAGGCACTTCTTGGCGCTGCACTTGGATTGTCACCACTGCTTTTGCAACGACTGTCCAAGCAACCGCTAACACTGGCGTTACTGTTACTCGCGGCACTATTAACGCTTCGTCCACTAAAGACTTCTTGGTTACGATCGTTAACGGTACGCCTGCACAGACCTTTGCGGCTTTGACTACTAACGCAAGCGCAACCATCAGTGGTTTGACCCAAGCTCAACTTGCTACTCTGTCTGTTGGCATGGTTGTTACTAACGCTGTTAACGGTTTGCAAGGTACCACGATCACCGCAATCAACTTGGCTGCCGGCACAGTTACGCTTTCTGGTAATGCCAACGCAACTTCTGGTACTCCTGTGGCCATCAGCTTCTCGCCTGTCATCAAGCTTGAAGGTGTTGGTCAGGGTCTGATCTAACTAAACTTTTCAAAAGGAAAACATCATGAGTGTTGGTATCTTTAACTCCACCGCGTTTACTCAAGATCTGGCAAAGAAATCATTTGCTGGAATGATTACGCGTCTGATGCCGAATGGCTCAGCTCCGCTGTTCGGCATGACTGGTATGCTTTCGTCGGAAACCGCTCTGCAATATGAGCATGGCTTCTTTACGAAAACTATGTTGTTCCCGCAACTCACTGTTTCTGCCGCCGGTCAAACCGCTGCCGACACGACTTTCACCGTCACCTCTACTGCTAACGTGCTCCCCGGCATGATTATGCGAGTTGATAGCACGGGCGAAAACATTCTTATCGACACCGTTAACAGCTCTACCAGTGTTAACGTGACTCGCGCTGTTGGCTCTACTGCTGCCGCCGCCATTGCTGCATCTATCTCGATGTATCAAGTGGGTAATGCTTTTGAGGAAGCATCTGTTCGTCCGCAGAGTCTTATCATCAACCCGGTTCGTATTACTAACCTGACCCAGATTTTCCGCAATACGTGGGCAATCTCGGATTCGGTTCGTTCTACGATGATGATTGCTGGCGAAACCAACGTCGCAGAATCCCGTCAAGATTGCGCAGCTTTCCATGCTGCTGATATTGAGAAGGCTCTGTTCTTTGGTCAGAAATCGCAAGGTACTCGTAACGGTCAGCCCTTCCGTACCATGGATGGTTTGATCTCTATTGTTGGTAACCTTAGCTACTATCCAAGCTACTACAGCGCTGTTAACATCAACACTGCTGGCGGCACCACGAACTATACGCAGCTTGAAGGTTTCCTTGATCCTGTGTTTAACCAAGCCACTGATCCCAAGGTTTCCAACGAACGAGTTTTGTTTGTTGGTGGGCAAGCCAAACGAGTTATCAATAACATTGGTCGCTTGAATGGTACGTACTATCTGCAAGACGGCCAGACTTCGTTTGGTCTGCAGTTCGCTACGTTCAAGACTGCTCGTGGTACCTTCCGTCTGATCGAGCATCCCTTGTTCAATAGCAACACTAGCTGGTCTAAGATGGCTGTTGCTGTGGATCTCACTACTTTCAATGTTGCTTATCTTGGCGATCGCAAGACTCAGAACAAAGAGTTCAATGCTGACGCTGATGCTAACGATAACGGTATTGATGCTGTGGGCGGTACGCTGACTACCGAACTCACCACGGTTGTTAAGAATCCTCCTGCAAACGCAATCATTTACAACCTGACTGCTGCGGCCGCCGGCTGATACCTGTGGGGGTGAAGTTTCTGGTAGGTTCTTCTAAAAAACCTACCACCTCCACAACTCCTGTATACAATCATGGCAATCCTCAAAGTCTTTAAATCCCGAATCCCCTCTTGCAACTATGTGTTTGCAAGGGGCAAATCCGCCGCTTTCGTAGAGGGTCGCTACGCTACAGGAATCCTCGAAGAGATTTCGGAGCTTGAGCAAGA